AGCCTCGTCTATCTCGTAGCGTATACGGTTGATCGTGGGGCTTCCTTTCTTCTCATGGAAGGAGAGGAGCTTAGTTTGACCATCGGTTATTAACTTAGCGTGTAGTGTTGAGAAGTTGTTCATTCTGGTTCCACTCCTTTTACTATGAAGTTGTATAGAGCAGGGTTCTTACCTTTATGGAACTCTACGTCGCTACTAATGAAGCCGTGGCTTAAATCCACCCCACAGAGTTTCAGAAATAGTAACTCTTTATCTGTTAACTCCTCACAGTCATCCCCATCCTTCCGCTTCGTTGCGAAGTTAGGTTCTATAGTTTTGATTAAGGCTTCACGCTGCTCCTCTAGACTCTCAATAGCTTCAGTCATTCTATCTACGAGGTTTATAGCTTCGCGTATTTTTAATGTTGCCTTGGACATGAATTTCGTTGATTTGTAAGGCATCATTTTATCTGTCGGTAGCCATATACCTGTGATGTCTATTTCTTGACGTAGTATGTTAGATAAGGTCATAAGTTAATCCTCAAGTTCAGGTTTGATGTCAAAACCAGCAGCAATAGCTTTAGCCCTCGTAGCGCGACATCTAATCTGGTCTAAAGTTACCCAGTCCCCGCCATGTTTAAATACTGCTAGAATAGGCGCTTGGTCTCTTACAGCTTCTTCGATGTAAGTATTCTCATAGAGATTGAACTGTGATTGCTTACACCACCAGACTAGGGCTTTGTAGTCTTCAGGTTTGTGCTGTGTGCTCATGTCAAAACCCTCCTACTGAGTCATAATTCAGTACAACTACCAGTTGATCGTCGTACATTGGTTCATCCTCATTAACTGCAAAGCCGGAATCAGAGTAGCTAGTCTCAGTTAGTGTCCCTGTTTCGATCTCGTCCAAGGTTACAGCTTGCATCGTTCGCGCTCTGTCCCCGTAGTTACTGGCAACTACTACAGGCTCTTCACCAGTCAACCCACGGTTACGCTTTAAAGCAGTTAATCCGCTAATCACTTCGTCAATGGTTAAAGTTTCGATGTTGCTCATGCTTGCATACCTCCCATTACTTTGTTGTACTCAATTTGATAATCCAACGTCTTACCATTGGCTCTTACCAGATCGAGGGACACTAGGTTATGCGCTACGTTGTTACTGGTTAGAATGCCTTCGATGATAGTAAAGATTAGGTAGCGCTCGGTCTTCTCTGTGATTACCTCCTCGTTACTCATTGGAGTTGGAAACCACAGGTTGTTGTTAGAACCTGCTAAGTGTGTATCCGTGAAGTGAAGCGTTCGGTTGCCTTGGCTTCCTTCCTGTAGCATGACCATCATTTTTTGACGCATGTTGTAGCTCCTAGCTGTATAAAGGTATCAGCTTCTTGATTGATTAAGCGTTCAGATTCGATTGAGTGGATGAATTGACCAATGTTCTTTTTACTCAAGGTTTGTTCTGTGAGTTTGAGCTTGTTGAATATGTCTAAGAACTGGTTGATCGTTTTGGTTGTACTCAGGACACCATAGATAAAGTAGATGTAGGGTGGATACTTCATAGACCACCTCCGATTAGATACTCTGCTATGTCGATACAAGTACAAGTCGTGATGATAGTTATCGCTAGGTAGGCTTTCATGTCAGACCTCCTAGTAGTACAAGAAGTAGTGACCGTCCGAAGACTGGTAATCGTTGATCATTAAGTCTTTACCGTACCTTTCGTAGTCGAAGTAAAACTGAAGGTGTTCGGGTACGTTGTTTAGTACCCCTAGCTCTTCGCATAGACACTCCGCAAAGTCTGTGTCATCACGGTAATTTCCTTGGTATAACTCCTCGACCTTATCCAGAGGAATATCAAGATCAAGAGCAGCTTCAAATACCTCTGCGTCAAGATGTGAGTTCTCTATTGTCTCCAGCATGTCGAAGAACTCAGAGTCAATACCAAACTCGCTGTGCATGTGGCTTGGTACACCGTCAACGTCACCTAGTATCCACTCTTCACAGAGTTCACCAGTTTCTTCAGTCAACTCTTCAAGCCATTCCTGAAGTTCTTCTTTGTGTTCTTCTTCTGTTAAACCGTCCAGATCAAACCAGCGGCCTATTAGTTTTCCACTGTTATAGTTACTTAATTCCCAGTAATGTACGCGATATGTAGCCATGTGTAGTCCTTACTTATAGTTATGAAGAGGAGACCAGTGACAGGGCTACTAGTTGGGCTTCCATGCCCGTGTTACCTCCTAACGTTGGTCTACAGGACAGGTGTTGCAATGACCAGTAGAAGAACGCATACTAATAGCTTCATGTGTAGTCTCCTTGGGTTGTGAGTGGCTTGGAGGTGCGAACTCCTTACTACTCACGGTTTAACTCAGGCTTTTGCCTAAGCCATTGCCAGCGGTTGACCAGCAATCCAAGGGACTTACCTTTCAAGTAAGCCTTGCGATAGACCTCCAGTTGTAGCCGAAGGTCTACACGTCAAGACCACTATTCCTACTTGTTAAAGAGCATTGCTGTTGTTGAACCTGTCAGCATCAGGTCAGTGCTTAGTAGTGCAAGCGAACACGATCAAATGGTTCATCTGCTAGATAGGCGTTGATGATTGTCTTAGCCTTTCTCAATTGACGCTCAATGAACGCAGCTTCATCGGGTAGACCTTTCTCAATCCAGTACATGATCTCAGCGTCAGCATTCTTCACGTAGTCCATAGCAGCTTTAAGCTTTTCGAACTGGTCAGAGTCTAAGTTCTCGTAGGCTGTGTTTAAGTCAATCTTATCTAGTAGCTTGTCCATTCATTCACTCCGTTATCGTTTCGCTTATTTATAGTTACATAGTTGTTGTAAGCTAGTCAAGTGTGGAATCTGCAAGACTTGTGTAAGTTCCTACTCGGTACGTCTTACACGTTTAGGCTGAGCTGGTATAAGTCCGTGGAGTGATCATAAAGAGTTCTATTAACTCTCACTCTGCCTATGTCTCTGGGTGTTCCCTGTTGACGATTGCTATAGTCTCACAGTGTGTACTAAGTGTCAAGTGTGGAATGAAAAGAAAGTACAAAAAGTTTAACCCTGCGTTCTTCCTGCTATATAGGCAATGATAGTACTGTGTGTCTGACTGTGGGTATAACCACTAGATGTCGTGGTGTTGGACGTGTGGTCATACTAGATGTAGTGGTGTGGTAGCAAAAAATAGGGTGAGAGACAGAGACAAGCGAAAGGATAAAGGAGTAGCTGGAGTTCAACCCAGCGTCAGGCATTAAGAACAGCCCATAGATAGGCTCTAGGTGTCTCTCGCAGTAGTAAGGCGTGGGACAATAGGATAGAAAAAGGCTTTAACTTTCAGTTGCTTACGGTTGATACCCCCGTGGGGGAAACCAGCCTTTAGTCTATTAGATAAAGAGCGCTCAGATTTTTGTAACGAAACTCGTTTGGTTAAACCTTGAGCAGACTAGATGTTACAAGACCTGACGTTTGTACTGACGATCACATCTTCAGCATCAGTGACCATTGTGGTTGTACAAGTACCTCTGAAGGTATAGACCTTGCGTCCATCCTTGAGTGAGGCTTGTTGGTCATACGCACCGTGAGACTCCATGTATTCATCTATAGGGGCAGACACCCAAGTAGCTGCGTTTATACGCTCACGTTCAACGAAGGAAGGCTTTGAGGCACAACCTGAGGTTATTACTATTGAGGTTGATAACAAGAGTAGTAGTGGAGCTTTGCGTAGAGCCTTGAGTACAACGTTAGGCATGTCCTTATGTTCCTTCTTCATCATCATGACTGAAGAGGAGAGGATACCAGAGGAGGGGCTTAGGGTTAAGGGCTAGGGTTGACTTTGGTTCGCTTCGATGTCTCTCAGCTCACCCAAGGTATCTAGGAGTCTCACCTAGCCCAAGAACTTAGGGTACGTAGCTGTCAGCTTTACCTTTATATTCCATGTTCAGTAAGACCTGACGTTGTTCATCTGTGTCTGTCACTTGGTACTTACTAAAGAAGGTCTCAGCGATCTCTTTAACGCTGGAACCTGTAACTATTTCCTCAGCCTTACCCTCTAGCTTCATCAAGAAGGCGATTGGTTGGCTATAGGTTCTGTAACTCATAGGTTACTCCTTGTTGTTTATCTTATCTTTACTCTTATCTTCTGACTTACCCAAGAACCTAGAGTAGGGACGTAAGGTTCATACTTAGGGCTATAACCTTACGTCCCTCTTTTTCAGTCATAGGGCATGCAAAAGTCCCAGCCCAGTAACCATAGGCTCTCCAGAGGCTCTCTTCGGAGACCTAAATCTCTTCTTTATGTGTCTTTACAGCTACAATAGCTTTTATGGTCTCAGCGATAAGGCCACCTAAGATCACAGCTATAAGTGGTACGAAGAATATTAATCCTTCCATTGTCTTCTCCTTAGATTACATTGAACCCTTGGTCTAACCATGAGTTGTTACTCTGGCCTGAACCTCCGGTCACATCATTGATAAAGGTGTCCAGCTCTGCCTGTAGTAACTCTTCCTGTCTGTCCTTCTCAGCTCCTACTTGGTCTTTCGACAAATACTCTGTCCAGTAGGCAACCATCATAGCCAGAGCGTCCAGCCTATCGTCATGTCCTAGCGCACCTCTTTCACGTGTAATCCTAGCCATTTGGTACATTAGGCTATACGCAGGGTCTAGCACCGTTTCGTCATAATCTCTGGTCACAACTTTAGGGTCTACGATAAGTCTGTGCTGCATCATTAGAGGCTCTAACACGTCGATGATACGTGCTTCTTTCTGAGTGCTATGTCTGACCTCAGTGATTGTGCAAGGGTATATACGCTGTACGTGAGGGGCTAGTAGTTGCACGAACATACCGTCACCAAAGTTGCTTTCTACTACGATCTCATTGACCTTATGCACCTTGGCAATGGTAGCCAGCTTCTTCAGAACCTCGTCGCTGTAACCTCCGGTTATCCCTGAAGCTTCTGGCACGAAGATGTTACCGTTAAGCATGTAACCTACTGCGTAGCTGGTCTCATCCTTACCACGGCCTGAAGGGTCAATCGCCATGACACGGCCTTGATATTCGACTAGCTCTGAGGACTTGTAGAACGGCTCATAGAAGCGATCTCCAGCTAACCCAAGGTTAGGTAGGTCTTCTACTAATCTGTCCTTATCGGAGCTGTGAATTACCTCAGCGGGGGCTTTCTGGTAATGGATTGAGGTAATGACCAGATCACTAAACTTGAGGGGATACTTATCAGCATCACTCAGGCTTGTATCAAGCATGAACTGTAGGGCAAAGCCAGCCTTACCATAGGACATTCTACGTTCATCTAGGTCTTCATTAGAGAAACGTTGAGGGTCAGTGGTCTTCCCAGCTTCGTACCTTGGATGCTCCGTGATATACGGCGCTAGTCTTCCCTTATAGTTGACGATCTGTTCATCAGTAGGGAATAGCGCAGGCCAGATACGAATCTCAAAACCACGGGCAGGTAACTCGTTGTACAGTGACATTTCACACTGAGGAGTACCCAAGAAGATAATACGGCTTGTAGGTAGGGGCTTTAGGATAGCGTCAAACTCTTTAACGAGTTCGCTTAGCTTCTCCCTTGCCTGTTGGGTTTGACTGTTGTTAACAACCTCTACGTCATCGGCAATGATGATGTCTGCACGTGAACCCGTAAGCTGTCCAGTGATACCAACAGATTTAACTGAGGGTGAGTGGTCAGGTCGGGCTGGTGCGACATCAAAGGCGATAAGGCTATCTCTTTGTCCAGACTTAGGCTGAAGGTGGGATAACCAAGGAATATCGGCAATAAGTCTCTTGGTGAAGGAACTGAATTGGTCAGACCTTTCCTTACTCGCAGAGACAACCATAATCTTTAACTGTGGGTCTCTGTAGAGCAACCAGACGACGAAAGCCGAAGTTACCCAACTCTTACCCACACCACGGAAAGCCTCGATCACACAGCGTTTAGGGCTGTGCTGGAGGTACTGAGCCATGTCATATTGAAGTGGGGTAGGGTCGGGTAGGTTTAGATGTTTCCAGATAAGGTAGAGGAACAGCCTAAAGTCTTTCTTTAGTTTCTGTTCTGCTATATCCATTAGTGTTTAGGGTAGAACTCACCTTCATCTACTGGGTCTAAATCAGGTAGCGAGTCAGCCAAGCCAGCTAACGGGGAACCAGCCACAGGTTTAGCCTCAACGTTATTATCTTTAAGTAGCTGTCGGGCTACGTTGAGTTCCTGTGCAGAGGCTTTACCTGACGTAACTCGTTCTAGTAACTGTTCGACGGTCTTAAGGTGTAGTTCTGCAAGCAAAGCGTTTAACGTAGCTTCACTCATTTATTACGACTCCTGTTCTTACTTTTAGATTGAATTCGAAGGTTAGACTTAGCGTTATTCGCTGGGTTACGGTCTTTATGATCTACGTCTTTACCGTCACCCTTAGCAACACGTCCGGCCTTCTCCATGATTCGTCTAGCCTTATTTCGGCCAGCTCTACGCTTCTTTTGTTCAGGCTTAGCGTGATAATCCTGATACTCTTTCTTGTAGTCTCGTTTCTTAGTCATAGTCCCAGTACATGAAGTCTTCACGTAGGTCGATATGGAGGAAAGAGGAATGGAAACCGAAGCCTTTGAACCCTAGTGACATTGCGATCTTCATTAGGGCTAACTGTTCGGTTTTACTTGAGGAGCGAATATCGAAGGCATCACCTACATTATGTCGCCCAGCTTTACGGCCTTTAGCGATCTTACGGGCTTCTACGGGGTGATTCTCGCAACGATAAGCACTGGAGAGGGACAGAGGCTTACCCCAGAGACAACGTAGCGCATTGAGCAACAGACGAGCTTCAGGGGTCACCTCCTCAGAGCCACAGCATGAACACTGTAGCTCACTGTCTGAGAAGTATTCTTTGATCTTAGCCATTGGTTTCAACGTCACCGTAGTAAGCGTCTTTCACCAATGCAATGATCTCGTCGTCAACCTTGTTGTCAGTCTTCTTGGAGACGAAGGTTAACAATTCAGTTACTACCTTCATGATCAATTTCTCAGTCAATAGGGTAGTTAGCATTTTGGTTAGGATTACAGGCATATTATTTTTCCTTTAAGTTTTTCATTTCAGTTTTGAGTTGGGTTGTGGCAATAGCTAGGTTGGAGACTCCATCACTGAGGCGGTCAAGAATCTCCACGGTTCTCTTATCACGGCTTTCGTATTCTTCCTGACGTGTTTCCATCACAGCGACTCGTTTTTCCAAGTCAATGTAAGTAGGCAGGAAGATCATGAAGAAGGAGAGAAGAGCAGCTAAGAACCACTTAGGGAGTGATTCAAGGTTGAGCATTAATGTTAATCTAGAAAGGTGAGTTGAATGTCTACTGTTTGTCCTACATTTGAGTTCATCCAGTCCCAACCTGTCGTGGAACCTCCATTAGGTTCTTGGAAGATGAAACCTACGGCTTCACGTGCAGGGCTGCCTACATTAGAAGCTAAGCCCACAGCCGTTAGAGGAGCATGAGACCACGTAGGGGCGGTAAACTGTAGGGTTCTGCCTACATGTAAACGTGGTTCGCATACTACAGAAAACGTACCTAGTGAGTTTGTAATAAACTGGGTTAGTGAACAGCCTTCTAGAGCATTAGGCGTGATATTCCCTTTATCGGCATAAACGCTTTCTAAGTCGTAGCCTCTCCCATTGAAGATACCCCCTAAGTTAGCGATAGATAATTGGTGGGTAACAGCGCTTAACCCGTAGAAATCAGAGAGCTTGATGTTACTCGTAGACAAACCAGCAGCTTGGGCACAGGCTAACAGATTCTTAGCACAGTCAAATTCAGCCGCAATGTCATTTATGGAGATAGCCCCAGAGCTTTGTAAAGCCATTAGAAGTACCTCTCTGGGTTCTGAGCGTCTACTTGTTCCTTCAGCTCTTTAATGGCTTCCACCAAGATAGACATAAGGTTTCCGTATGCTACAGCCAAGTGACCATTCTCTAGTTCTGTAACTGCTTCAGGTAAGACTTCTTGAACTTGCTGAGCGATCAGGCCAGCTTGACGCCCAACCTTAGGGTTATCCGTTCGGTCGAAGGTAAGACCATTCAAACGGCATACCTTATCCAAGGCATCCTTAATCGTCTCAAAGTTAGTCTTAACACGGACATCAGAGTAAGCAGTGACGTTACCAGTAGCGGTAAAGTGTCCAGCATCATCAAAGGTAAAGCGTGTGGTTGAACCGTCACGAATGTACCAGTTGCCAATACCAGAGTTTAAGTCCGTGTACATGTGGGAACCATTACAGAAGAACTCTACGTCACTTCCAGAACCGAACCTTAGGTGTTTGTTATCGTTAAAACGTAGGAAATTACCCGTGAAGGCGTCATCTGCATCTGATCGTAAGAACGAGGCGATACTTTTACCACCTAGTTTTACCGAATCAGCAGCCGTAGCGCTAATACCTAGATAGGTGCTGTTATGGTTGTGGCTAGTACCCGACTTAGTAGCTAATCCATCTTTCAAAGCTTTCTCAGTCACCGCTTTATTCTGAGCTGTACCCGAATAACTATTTGATAATTGAGCGATACCTGAACCAGAGGTAGAGGCCGCAGGTAAACGGGCTGTAGACATAGTGCCTGAGGTAATGTCTGACGCTGAGTGAGTCTGACCGTTTAACAGAGCGTTGACTTCAGCTTCAGTGTAATACCTATCGTCATGCGTATGGCTTGTCCCAGATTTACCAGATAGTAGCGTGTTTACTTCTCCCTCAGTGTAGTATCTGTCGTCATGCGTATGGTCTACTAACGCTAGGTCTTCTTTATGTAAACCATCGACGGTATCAGCGTCTAAACCAGAGCCTACGCCTTGTTCAACAATATCGGCAACCGTTACGTTAAAGTCGCTAATATCTGCCTTGGTAATAAACTCCCAAGTTCTCGTAGCACCATAAGCACGTAGAAACTTACCGTCTTGAGCTACCATCGTAGGGAGTGTCCCTTGGTTATCAATGGTATCAGCGATTAGGGCTGCTCGGTCGGCTTCTACTTGCGCTCGGTCGGCCTGAGAGTGGGAACGGTCGGCTTCATTGTAAGCATCAGTTCTATACTGCGTCCCGTCTGTCTCAATGCGTAGTACCTCAGCATCACCTGTAGCCTGTACTCTGGTTACTTGGGTATTACCCTCGGCTGTAACATCTGCAATGCGATTGTCTAAGGCTGTCTGTAGAGCGGCTTCCTTGTCATCACCAGCTTGAGCTACACGCGCTACTTGGGTTGTACCTTGTGTTTGGACTAGACCTACTTGGGTTGTACCCTCGGTCTTTACTAAGCCTACTTGGTTACCACCTTCGTTAGTTACAGCCGTGATCTGAGTTGTACCTTCAGATTTAACAGCGTTCTTCTGGGTAGTACCTTCGGCTTTAATCCCGTCTTTTTCTAGGGTAGCAAGTGGTGTAATCGAATCATGGATAGACTGAGCGCTATCTTTAAGTGCTTGAGTGTCCGACTTGATCTGGTCAGTTGCAGATTTAATCGAATTCGTATCAGTCTTAAGTTGGTTAGTGTCATCACGGATTGTCTGTGTTTCATTCTTTAACGCAGTCGTGTTATCTCGGATAGTTACCGTGGCATTGTAAATACCTTGGGTATCATTCTTGATAACCTGAGCGCTATTCTTACTCGTTAAAGCCTCGTCTCTGTAACCTTGGGTTTCATCCCGTAGGTTCTCATTCGTTTGGATAAGACCATCAACGTAACCTTTGTTAGCTCCATCACCGACATTCACAGGTGAGGCTAGGTCTTGAAGCAAACGACCATCCATTGAGAATGTACCGTCGGGGTTAGGCTGGATACTGTCTCTAGCGTCATCCTTGGCTTCTTGCATAGCGTAAAACACTTGGTCAGCGCTATCGTCAAGGGTCTTCTCGTCTAACTCAGCAGCATTCACAAAGTTAACGGAGCGGTTGTCTAGATCAGTCTTTCGGTAGATGGAGACTACGGAGGCAGTAGGGAGGGGGGTATCTAAAAGGATTGTGAAGTCAGATAACCATGTGAAGGACGTAGTGTCTGTGCCATTGATAGCAACGAAGACGGAATCTCTGTCCTTGTAGGTAAAGGGAACAGGAAAGTCCTGTCGCCCCTGTGTTGCTTCATCCTCTCTGTAGATCACCCTTGAGTAATAAGGGTCTGAGGACAAATTTACTCCTTAATTTCATTTAGGATTTTGTTGTTGAGGAAGTGGGAACCATACCAAGAGCTTAGCGGTAGCAAACGGACTGCCTTCATGTAGGTCTTATCGTCGATCTCTACGTCATCACTAAACGGAGCTTGGAGTAGGTTTCCACCTAATTTCCCAGCTTTTTCTATCTGAGAAACGGTAGGGTTATTGAAGATTGCTGAACCTGTGGCTGGACTGTAACGTTGTCCAAAGGTAGGTAGTCCCGTGATATTGGACTGGAGGTTCCACAGTGAGGTAATACCACCGAATGTACCAGAGTAGCCAATAGCTCCTTGGACAAACGCTGAAGGGTCGTAAACGTGTTCCTGAAGGTATTCGTTACGTTCCTTGTCCTCTTTACCAGCGGCCTTGATATGCTGTCTAGCACCATACCAGATACTAGCACCCACAGCTTCACCCATAAGGGTTGTCCATGTGTGTAGCTCTTGCATGTTCACAACTTTGTTACCAAGGCTTTTATAGATACCTGAGAGTAGGAGGGTCTGGAATTGGAACAGGAATTTACCCCAAGAGCTGTCTACAAAGGAGATACGTTCACCAGCCAGAAGCCTAAGGGTCTGTTGGTTGTTCATGCGGTATAGACCAAGGGTAAACGCTTCGATGTCCTGAGCCTCCCATGAGGAGAAGTCAATGTCATCGACTACTGTTCCAAGACCTGTTTTCTTCTCTTTAGCGGAAGACTTCAGGTTATCAACCACTCGTTTATACGTAGCGGTATCCATACCCATTTCTTCCTTAGTGAAGAGTAACTTACCCTTGCTTCGGGCTAACTCTAGGCTCTTATTCACGGAAATACCTAGCGTAGACTTACGGGCGAAGGAGTCAAAACCTTGCATTAACGAGGCTACAGACGTAGCTCTGTTCCCGTAGTGTACAAAGCGTTGCATCCATGATTGCATCCCATAGTCACCAGTCTCTTCAAACTGGTTGAAATACATAGCGAAGTGCTGTTTACCAAACGTTAGGTTCAAACCTTCAAGGGTATCGAATAGCTTGATACTGTCTTTAGTCTGGGTCATTGGAATTGACTTCACAGCAGTCATAAGGCCACCGCGAAAGACAGCGCCCATGAATTCAGACATACCAGCTAAACCAGCCATACCAAGCATGGACATATTGTTTAGTCCCAGCATAGCGTTAGCGGCTTGTTTCTGACCTGAGGTCATAGTCTTAAAGTGGATTGGCTGGCCTTTGATTAGGCTTAAATGATCGTCGAATGAATCTAGTTCTTTCTGAACGATTTTCTCAATGTCACCTTTACTCTTACCTTGGCCTTTAAGAGCTTGTTCGACCTCAGCAGCTATACGTTTACGCTTAGCCTGAACTCTGCGTGGAGAGTCAAGCCCATGTTTAGCCAAGGCAGCGTTACCACCTAAGGTTCGAGTGTAGTTCTCTGAGATACCGAAGATATTAGTATCAACCATGTCACGTACACGTACAGAGCCATTATCAGAGTAAGCGTAGATGTCCATCTTCATACGACTCTTCAGACGGTCTAAGGCATCGACTTTCTTACCAGATTCACCAGCCTCACGTCTCAACTTGAAGTAGTCAAACATAAGGTCTTTGTACTCAGGGACAGACATACCGTTGAACTTCTGGTCTTGTCCTATGATGTCAGAGAGCCATTCTTCAAGGTTATCGCTGTTATCGAAGATGTCATCCATGTTGTCCATACCATCAGCTCCTAGCTTCTTCATGTAACCATGTGTGATTACATCAGCTACAGCTCTAGGCATATCCAGATTAGCAGTGAGAATAGCGTTACGATAAGCGGAGAATACTTCATCAGAACCATGTGCTTGTTCCATAGCTAATCGTTTCTGGCTGGAGTGCATACGAGGGGTGTACGCTCGGTTTATCTCAAGGTCTTCAGTGCCTTTAACGCCTTTACGCTTAGCTAGATTCAAGGTTTCTTCAAAGCGGTCTTGAATGATTGAAGCCATTTGGTTGACCTCAGGAATCTCACTACGTCCACCTTTATTGATTAGATCGTAGATTTCATCCTGAAGACCTGACCTGAAGTCTTCTTTATCTTTCCAATGCCATAGCTTAAGCCCACGGTCTTTCTCCAGTTTGTGTACCAGAGGGGCAAGCTGTGAATTACCTTTCTCAATGATACCGTGTGAGTAAGCATAGGCTTCAAGATCAGCGGTTGAGCCTTGGTTCTGGCCTTTCTTCCGAATGGTATTGGTCAAGAGACCTTTAGTTAGAGACTTACGATACGGGCTAAGAGAGCGCATCCCAGAGGCGAAGTTATCTAAGCGCAAGAAGTGAGGTTTGAAGTCATCAGATACCTTAGCGGTATTCACCTCAGACTCATTATCTGTACCTGAGCGTAAAGCTAGACCACCTTCAGTCTCTACTGATTCTTCAGCCATACGTTCCAAACCTTTAGCGGCCTGAGAGCTTGCATCAGTTAAATGACCAGCTCCAGCCCCTAAGATGATACCAGCGGCTCCACCCATTAAGGTGTCTGTCACTGCGTCTGACGCTGAGTAGTTGTCATTTGCAACAGCCTTAGCTGAGCCATACAAAGCACCTTCTACAGCTCCTTCAACACCACCTATCGTAGCAAACTTACGCATATTACTAGTATCAAGGAACTTCTTAGCTCTTAACGCAGTTCCCGAAGCTTTTGCTGTGGTTAATACTCCGGTAGCCGCAAGGCCAGTACCTAAGGTAGCAGCCGTGGTGACTGCCAGCATAGGGTCTGTTAAAGAAGAGTAGATAGCAGCCCACATAGGTAGACTTTCATCAAGTTCACCTAACTCTGCGTAGGTTTGCTGTTCATTCATCAATGTTTCAGCGATCAATTGAGCGTCTGTCTCATTGGTAGGTTCTTCAGCTTTCCATCGTTCAATGTTGTCGGGGGTTAACCCAGCGTAGTAACTTTGGGCTTCTTCTGAGTTAACATCAAAGCCCGTGTCAGGATTATCATCTCGCATTAAGTTAGAGAGATTTACCTGTACAAATTGGTCTAAATGGTCGGAAGCTGAGTCGAAAGAGACCTTACCATCTTCCCCCATGTACTTTTCGTGAAGTTCCTGTCTTCTGGGGGCGGCTTCCTGTCTCTTCCTTAGTTCAGCCCCTAACCCAAAATCTTCAACAGACATTAGGTTTCCTTCTTGCGGAGGGTCTTAAGGGTATCCACCATGTCTTTAATAGTGGCTTTCATTAGGAGATTGCGGGAACCTTTCTCATAGATGATGTACTCGTCAGGGACAAAGCGATTGGCTTCAACGGTTACGTGTTCTTCTAGTTCAAGGTCTTCGTCAGGACTGATAGAAATCACTCTTGATTTAATGGTTTCTGCATGAGCATTGGTGAACTTGCTAAACATTGAGTAGACCATATCGTCATCACGGCCAGCGTCATCATAGATATGCTTAGGCTGTGAATCTTTAAACTCTTTGAGAGCTTTCTGTGTATTCTGGTAGGTCTGCTTAGCGTAGCGTCCATAAAGGACAACAGAGTCACCAAAGACAGCCAGTTCTTCAGCCTCAAAGGTGTTAACCTTCAGGGCATTCTCGATGTACTTCACGGCTACCTCAGGATTACCAAAGCCCTTGCGTACCAAACCTTCAGCTAGATCAATGATGTCGTCTTGCATAGCGGCTGGGTACTGAGCCATGAGAGGTTCTAAGGTATCGGCCATAGTGGTAATGACTTCCTTACTCACGGTTGCTACGGGGGCTTTATTAGCCAAGCGTAGAGACGCTAGGTGATCACCTGTTATTTGCAACGAGGCATCATAAAGTACAGCCTTACGTTGAAACTCTGGGTTATCAGGGAAATAGGCTTGAGCCAAGTCTTCAACCTTACCGTCAAACGCTTGGGCTACCTCTTGGAAGGAACTTAGAGCTGTATCCTGTCGATCTGTTAGTTCCATCTGATCATCAGTAATAAGCTCTGAGAAGACTGAACGTAACTGGATACGAGTTTCGTCAGGTGCAAGCCTTAAGAATTCTTCCTTAAGTCGGGACTGACGTTCAACTGTAGAAGGATCGTTAGGCTGCATTTCTAAAGCTTCGGTAGCTTCAGCCAGATCAAAGCGTTTCTGATCAATTACAGCTCTTATGATATTGTCAGCCTTCATGTCTACACCGTAAGTATCCTTATAGAAGGATGAACGGTCTGACGCAAAGTCATCTAGTTCTTGTCTGTTGGTAGCCTGAGTTTCAGAAGCATAAGACATTGTTTCCTTTACGACACGGAACTCATAATGGTCTTTCTTCATTTGCTTCATTTTACGATTTAAACCAGAAACATCTTTCAATGATGTGTCGTATCCAGAGTCACGTCCTTCGATTAACCAAGCTGCTACTTTTGTTTCGTTATACTCTTCATCCACATCGTAGAGAAGGGATACACCTGCGTCTTGCCAAGCACTCTTATCAGCAGCAAAGATATACTTCTCGTTATCAGCCTCTAGCTTACGCTCTAGTTCTTCCTTTATAGAGACACTTTCAGCAGAGTAAGCGGGGTATTCATGTAGAAGAGCATTAAGAGTCTCAATGTTCTTCATCTTCTCAGAGGTGAACTCTTCCAAGGTTGTAAATTTACTAGCCTTGTACAAGTGTTCGGCCTGTTTATAAAGATGGAGACTAAACGCTTGGTCTTTCTCTTGGTCTGTACCTGATGAATCTCTGAAATAAAGACGCTTACGGGTATCAATACCTTCCTTAAGCTCTTCTAGGCTTTGACTATGCGAGAGGGTGTAGTTCAAGGACGTAGCGTTATCCTCGTCGGCCTGAATGTCCCTCGCAGTGTTATAACCTTCGTAGAACTTGTTACTAACATCTTGCATGAAAGGGGCTAGGATTAGGTCTCGATTTTCTTCTGAGAGGCCAATAGTCATGTTCTTGAACTCTGGATGCTCGTAAAGCTTTTCCATAACGAGTTCAGGTTCTTGACCGATGTAGTTATACTCCAAGTCAGCCATTAGAGCGGCTTCGTGTTTAGACCTTGCGATCTTGAAGCGGTCTTTCTCCTCGTTGAAAGCGTCAGTCTGAGCCTTATCAGCGTCTATCTGTTGTCTACGCTCTTCTGCTTTAGCCCTTCTATCGAGGTTATCAGCCTTCGCTTGATCTCGCTCAGCTTCATTATTAATACCCTTGTAGACGTTAGCTCCTCTTTCCATAGAACGCATTAAGTCACTTACATCACGATCAATACGGCTTGTGTTAGAGGCAAAGTTAGCGGCCTTAGGTGTAGAAGCTAAGTCTCTTTGGTTAGGGGCATTTACTACAATACGTTGAGGTTGTTTAATCGTACTCATTATGCTCCTCCTGAAGGTGCGGCTGAAGACATTCCATTAGCTATCGAAGCACCTGAAGCAGCTCCAGAAATCCCTTCTTTAATTACATTAAGCCATGAGAAACGAGGCTGTAGGGTCTGACTTTCGATCTTACTTTTGGCCGTGAACTGATTACCTTCGATTGTCTGTTGGTAAGTCGCTTGGCTTTCTTTCAAGTTATCATCGAGAATCGCTAAGGCTCTGGAACCGTCCTCAATCACACCTTGAATAACACGGTCAGACGAGCCTGAAACACCTCGTTCAGCGTTCCTTGCCTTAGCTGCTCCAATGGCCTTAATCATTTCTTTCTTGGTGCTAAGCTTCTGTTCAGCGATTTGCTTTTCCATTTGAGCTTGCTGGGTCGTCGCACCTCGGTTCTGATACATAAGACCTGTAACTTCGTTGTTACGCATAGCCTTATTGAACTTATCAGCGTCTTTCATACGGCTCTTTTGCCCGAAGTAGCTTGTAGCCATTCCGAAGATAGCGCCAGCTCCAGCAGCGGCTCCAGTTGCAGCAGCACTCATAAGGAAACCTCCTTAGAAATAACGATAAAGTCTTCACCAGAGGAACAGTAATCTTCGACGATTGAACCTAAGGTGAAGCCCAGTTTTTGAAGCCAGCGTAGGGATACGTCATTACGTACAGATACGAAGTTGTAGACCTTAGCGTATTCACGCATCCACTGTTCAAGGACAGAGCTACAGGCTTCCATGAAGTCAGACTTACAGTCTTGTAAGCGGTCATCAGATAAGAGCCAGATTCCGTACCAATCGTCGTTACTAGGAGCAATCCCAGCCATAACGCAGGGTTTACCGTCGAGTTCAGCGGTAACGGTCTCTACACTTTCTTCAATTGATTGTTGCAAGCCTTGGAGGGGAGACAGACCAGAAGTCCAGTCTATCTCGTTTTTATCAATGTCCTTCAGTCGGGGCGCTAGGCTTACTTCATCACCCTTTTGGTAAGGACGTACTTTGAACATTACTGTCGTCTGTTCCTTGAGTTGTAGAAACCTTCCCAGATAGCAGACTGAAATTTGCAACCAAAGACTTCATCGTTGTAGATGGTCGTTTTGATCGAGCTTGAGCGTCCCATGATGGGTAGACTATAAGTACCAGAGGTCACCGGAACTCTACCGATTAGGTTGTCTAAACGTCCCAGAACACGGCCTTCGAACTTAATATCTCGTTGGTCACGTCCTAAGGTCTCAATGTTCACGTCAAACGTACTGGTATCGCTATAGTTCAGGAACATACGTCTCAACTGTAAGCGTCCATCTGTACGCGCTCTCTCTTGGACACGGTAGAAGATTGGACTGAAGGTGTACCACATTGGGTACTTAAACCCTCTGTAATACCTGTCGTCTACCTTCAGGGTTTCCTCGTTAGGTAGGAGGTCTTCAGAATTCCACGGAGTGTTAGACCATTCGAGACAGTCAAGATGAACCTTGTGTCCGTGTACCTGTTCAAACGCATCGAACGTCAGGTCAACTTTCTCAAGGTAAGGCTGAGGTGTTCCTATACCTTCATCACGTAGGGTGACTAAGTACAAGGTTGTTTCATCTACCTCAATATCAATCACTGGAGTATTGAAGAGCCAGCGTTGGTGAGCCGATTGAACACGTGTTTGGTTCTGTACGTGGTAATCATATACATAGACGGTTGAACTGAAGGGGGTTCCTTCTTCACTGTCAGGTAACATAAAGACCGTCTGAACGGCACTACTTGAAGCCATCTTTTTGATGTCTCCAGTAATATAATTAGGAACGTGCTGAGTGAGGTCTTGAGTGTCATGAATGTCGGAATTCTCACGAATCATGAGTTCCTGTAACGCATTGAATTTACCCAAGCGTGTCATGAAGTAGGTACTGTTGTTCAAACTGATAGGAGGAACATTTACGTTCACTTCTTTGGTATTAATCTGTTTGGTATACACAGTGTTTGACGTGAAGACATCTTCGCTCTTTAACGCAAACTGGTGTTTACGAGAGAACAGAAGCATTTCACCGGAGGAAGGAACCATGTGTTCAATGGTTGCAATATCGGTACTGTCTACAGCAATCTCAATAGGGTCATTATCCATTTGAGTAGCTACAGTATTGGGGAAGAAGTTAAAGAAGTTGTCGATCTCGGAGCAATTGATAGTTTCATCAGACGCGAGTAGCAATCTGTTGTGGTGAATTGCCATAGACCGAATGTGTTTAGCGGAGGTCACATATCCGTTTTCGTCAGTGTCAGACACAAAGGAAGGCCACGGGGCAGAATCATCGTCACCTACGTAGCGTCCTTCCCAAGGAGCATGAGTCATGTAGAAGTATATTCCATAAGGATTACCTTCAGTCACGTACTCGCTCTTCTGAAGACGTTTGACCTGCTTAGGCATAGAGGAGAGCGATAGGTAATTGATTTGGTCAAGACCAGTGGTCTCTTCCCAAACGCCTGTACCATCGTTTTCTTTAGATACAAACTCTAGCCAGTAGCCGTAGCTGTCCTCCTCAGTCAATTCACCTTGGACGTTTACCTTGTACCCAGTCGGTACGTTCTTCTTGGGTAACTCTGTCTCTGTCTTCACTTCCCGTTTGAATGAAAGTAAGGCCGTATCGCCTAACGAATCGTAAGTGGAGATATTGATTGCTGAGGTACTGGTTAAGTGGAGTACATTACCTTTCTGAGTAACTGTGATATTAGCTATAGGGTCGATAACGTTCTTCAGCTCTTCCGTGACCTTCTCTGACTGAAGACCGGCTCTGGCTCTGGCTGTAGTAGCTTCGACGGTTTCATACGACACAGTTGAACCATTAATTGTCACTGTGTACTTAGTCGCGTAGTCTACCTTTTTAACCCAGAGAATAGCCTCATGTTCTGGCCTACCGTCTGACGGTGGGGTCGGGGTATTCCAGTATGACTTTAGGCCATAAGTGGAGGTCTTCATCGACTGGTAAACGTTGTAGTAACTAGAACCTCGCCAGCTACTCCAGCGCTTACGATAGACGCCATGAACATGTGAGTTGTCCACAATATCTACGCTAGTACCTTCCGGTATGAAAACCGTGAGAGAATATCCCCACATACTGACAATCGCTGTAGGATACTGGAGTTTCACAGCGTTAAGCACACCTCGCATAACGTCAGCTAGAGGCGTTTGGTAGTGGTAACGGTATTCAGTCCCATTGATAAGGTAACTGTATCCTGTGAAGTTTCCTACGGAGTTAACGTCAGTGTTTTGTAGAGAGACTAGGTATGACCTGTTGTACTGAAAGCCTCTAAAGTCCAGTCTATAGCGAACATCAGAGGTTACAGCGTCCTCAGGGTCATTCTGAGTGTCATACGCCTTGGTAACCGGAGCGGTCTTATTCAGTAACAACGTAGTGTCAGCGATTGGTAGAGTCTGGAAGGCTCTTTCGTTAGACCATTCACCACTTACATGTAGATAAGGGACACGGCCTCTGTATTTAAGCTGAGCGTCAATCTCTACAGGGTACTCATAACAGGTAGCCTTATCGAAGACCTGAAGAGAACCATCAGAGATAGCCATGAGATAAGACTCACGGTCATCACGTGTGATGTACTCAAAGTATGAATCGTAAGGATTGGCTAGGTTAAGCTTACCGACTTTCTGTGTAGGAGGTCTTTTGCTCATACCTTCAACCACAGAGTTGATACAGTTTACTTGGTCTTCACACTGGTCGGGGCGTCTTAAGGAAGGGCTTTGTTGTGAGACTCCATTGACTAGGTTCGGTATATCTTGAGAGATAAGCATTAAGTCAAGAAGCCCTCCGTGATAGTCCCACGGTTATACGTCTTGCTAGGTGAACGGCTCTGCATAGACTGTAACTGAGGGTTAGCGAAGAGGTTGTAATTACCTGACTCCAGCTCCTCAGTCTTGAGCATCAGCTCTGCTTCTGCTTCATCGTTAGCGTGGAAGGCGTGGAGTGTATTCGAACCTACATTGTTATCCTGAAAGCGTCTTGCTGCACGAATTGTAATGTAGTTCTTAGCTGTCTCCGGTAGATCGTCCCAGCCGTGACCAAATACAAGAGTCACTAGGACTGTATCTTCAAAAACAGTTGTACGTTTAACCTTGTCATAAAGCAGGTTATTTCGAGCCACATAGCGTCTGTTCTGAGGGTCAACCTTTAAGGTATTTCGTGGTACTTGGATTGAACCCTTATTGTTGGGGCTTAAGGGATAGTTATCTTCAGTGTTGAAATACCAGCCGATTGACTGAACGAATCTCGAAGTGTTTTCTAACTCAATTTGAGCCAAACGAGACTCTGAAAGACCTGTACCAATACTGTTAACCGGAGCTTCACCAATAGCAGCAAGCATTAAGTTAATAGCATCAAGTTCGGTCATTGGTTCAATTTTCAATGAATGAACTCCTAGTTAGAGTTAGGGAGGAAACGCTGAGCCGAAGCCCAGCGCTTATCTTGAGGATTAAGCCGCCAAGATTGAGATAGCGCATTCGAAGCGCAAGATGTCGTGGCCTACAGCCAACTTAGCTAGGATGGTGTCACCGATACGTAGAGGCTCTTCCACGTGTTTAACAGTCAAGTCCATCAACTTAGTTGTAGCTACAGCGTCTTCGACGAATACAAGACCAACCAACTTAGAGAAATCGCCACGGTATTTTGCGGCATTACCAGAGCCAAACGCTACGTCAGACAATGGTTCTGGGTCAGTAACTAGACCTAGAGATTCATCTTGGTTTGGAAGGTTGTTAGATTCATAGATGTTGAAGCCAGCAATACGACAGATTGGTAGGTTACCCATTGCGTTGCCTAGAAGACCGTCCTGAGTAGAACCTGCAATGTCTTTGTTTAACCAAGTAATCGCTGGAGCATCAGCTTGAGCAATGTTAGTCAAGGCTTCGATCTGCTCTGGAGAGAACACAACGTTAGCTTGCTTACGGATATTCGCCTTACGTAGCTCTGT